AGCTCGACGGCCTGGAGGTCCGCAAGCTCTTGTTCCGGCAGCCAGGTCCGCATGGCGTTGAACGGCTGGGCAAAAGTACCATCGGGCGCTCCGGTCAGAAGCGTCACTACTCCGTCCGCAATGTCGGTGGTAGTGCTCATGTTCCAACTCCAAGCAATGACCGCGACCCCGCCGGAGGGCCAAGCGGGATTGTCATGTTGAACTCCAACGGGATAAGGAATCCGTCGCCGTCGAGCAGGCCCTGGGCCGAGGCCATCGTCACGTCGTAGACGGCGAGGATGTCCTGGAGAATCGTGCCCGTCATGCCGCTGGCGGTCTGTATGCGGCAGCCGAGCGTCAGCGACGTTACGGCCATCGCGTTTTCCGTGTTCATGCCGTAAGGCGTGTCGTCGCCGGTCCAGGTCGGAATGTTGTTGCCGTCGCCGTTGGTGGCGCTGTCCGTCCAGGGCAGCCCGGCAAGAACGGTGTGATTGCTATCGTAGATTTTGAGCAAAACGTGCTGCCGTCCGCCGTCGCCGGCCCCGCCCCAGCCGACCCGGAAGGACACCCAATACCAGGCGTTTATTGGGTAGTTGCCCAGGTTCCAGGTGTAGTACGGCTGGAAGTTGATGGGCATGGGCGCGCCGCCGCCCGTCGCACCGGCGAAGTAGACCTGGAGTTTCAAGCCCGTGGACGTGCTGCCGGTGAAATAGGCGTAGAACTGATTCATGCCGCCGTTGGTCATGTCGGTTAAATAGATCAGCGGCGCCTTCTTCGATGTCGCCTGGAGCGTCAGCGACGGATTGATCCAGAATCCGATCTTCGCGCCGTAGTTGAAGCCAGCCCACGAGAAGTCCAGATTCTTCGTGATATTGGAGTTGCCCGAAGGGTTGGGGCCGATGGAAAGCCCGTAGCCATGCCGCCCGGCGCCCCGGTGGAGCATGTTCGTCGGGGAGACGGCGGAATCCCAGGAACCCAGGTCGCCGGAACTGGGCCAGTTCCCGTCCGCAAAGTCGAAAGTATCGAGGAAGTACGGGCTCATTCTACAAGCCCCCGAATCTCGCGATGCACCTGGGTGTCGGGGTCAAGACCCTCGCGTTTGGCGACAACGACCTCCACGTCGCCATCGGGAAGGTGGACGATATAGGTCAGCGTGCTGCCGTCGTCCGACTTCAATTCGTACTGGATGTCCATGAATTCATTCACGATTCACCGTTAGCTTGCCGACACGCCCGTGACCACCAGGCCGTCGAATGCCGTCCCCGTCGCACGGATGCCCAGGTACTTGCCCGTCGGGATCGTCGCCGTGCATAGCGCCTTCAAGGCATTGGGGTTTTCGCGGTTGCCGCCGCCGTTGGCCGCCGCGTTGATGACCATCACCGGCGTCCAGGCCGTGTTGCCCGCGTTGTCATCCGAGTAGCCGAGCGTCAGGACGCCGGACCCGGCGTTCTGCGCGGTAACGAACCAGGAGACGAAGCGGCCGACCTTGCCGGTGCCGACCTGAGCGAGGAACTGATAACCGCCGGCGTACACAGACACTTTGGCGGGCGCCAACTCTGCGTCGGGAATCCTGGCGTTGACGACCAGCGCGTCCAGGTCCGCCTTCGCGGCGGCGAGATTGGCCGCGTCGGTGGCGCCAAGGCCGGCGATAATCGATCCATTGAGTTGAACGAGCAGCGCCCCGGTCGCGTCGTCAATCATCACGCTCGCGGATTGAATCCATTTTCGGGTCATGTCACGCTCCGGTAATCGCCTTCCACGCCGCCCCGACCGCCAGGGTCACAGCCGCGCCTGCCGCCAGCCACAGCAACCGGCTTCGGCGGGACTCGCTGTTTTCCAGCCGGTCCAGCCGAAGCTGGATGCCAGGCTTCCCGTTGCCGCGAATCGCCTCGTCCAGCCTGTCCAGCTTCTGGCAAATCGACGCGAACTCGCCCTTGCATACCTGCTCGTATTGCTCGCTGTTCGGACACATCTATTGCACCTGTTTCGTGTGAATCCGCATCGCCACGCGGTACGGATCGGACCACTTCCAACACTCCATCCCCGTGGGCGCCAGGACCTCAAAGACGCACAGTACGCCGCCCAGCGTGATCTCGATCCGGTCGCCGCGCTGCGGCTCGACGGCCGCACCGCCCAGCACCAGGTCCGACGCCTTCACGATGAAGTCCCGGCTGGTGAACTGCTCCACCACGCCGGCGACCTCCTCGAACTCGACATTCGTGACGCCAAGCGTCGCGTCGAGCACCACCGCCACGGCGCCACGGCCGTAAACGATGCTTTGCGACGCGAACGCCGTTCGCTGATCGCACAGCCAGGAAGCGCCTTGTTCCAAGAGATCAACCATTGCCTCACCTTGTCGATTACACGGTGCTCAGGGCCGCGCCGTCGTTCATGTCCACGGCCCAAAGGATGTTCGCGCCGCTGGTCTTGGCGATCATCTTGACCGCCTGGCCCGCCGCGCTGAACGTGATCGTGTTGTTGCCCGTGGCGTTGATCGTGCTGGCGACCGTCACGACGCAGTTGCCCACCTTCGTCTTGAAGGAAAGCAGCATCGACTGGCCCTTGAACGTCGGGGCGGCAATGGTCCGCGTCTCGGCTCCCGCCGTCACCAGGTCCACATAGCCGCTGGACGTTACGGGGATCGCCCCGGCGTTGCCGGGGTCGGCGATGCCATTGGTGATCGGACTGACTGAGGTAGACACCAAGCCATTGAGCACGACGCGGACGGTGGTGTCGGCGTCGGCGGCGGCCTGGACGACCTTGCCCAACTGCTTGTAAGTGCTCGACGCGGCCTGGGCGTTGTTCGTGTCGCTGTTCCAATAGACCGTGGTGCCGACGGGAATGGCGCTGCCGCCCGTGGTGACTTTCGGGAAGTCATATACGCCGGTCAGGTGAAGAGCGCCCAGGCGACCGGCCGCGATGTCCAGCTTGGCGACGGCAATCAGGTCGCCCAACACGATCACCTGGCCCGCCGACACGGCGCTGACCGGGGTGTAATCAATCGTGTCGAAGTCCGCGATATACCTTGCAAAGTTCGTGCTCATGTTCGTTTTCTCCTATCCCTTGCGGGAGGTTTGTGTTTCTTCCTGTAGCTTTCCTTAGACGCCCGCGATCTTCTGCGCCGCTCGGGGTTCGCCCATCGCCACGCCAAAGTCCAGCCACGACCGGAAACTGATGCCCAGCGTGTCGAAATCCGCCTCGGCCCGCTCGACGGTCGGCATTTCCTGGCCATTAAGGAACGCGGCCTCGATGGTGTGCAGGATCACCGGATCGGCCAGCATGTACCAAGCGGTCGCGCTGTAGTTTTTCATCGCGGCGTTATTGAGGTACGCGCTGGAGACCACGTCGAACTTGCCCTGGAAGATGTTCTGCTGCGGGGTGCCCTTGGCGCTGCCGGTGGTGCTGACCAGGGCGGGCATGAGCCAGGTGGACTGCACCAACTGGAGCGCGGTGGTCTCCAGGTTGGTCGGCACCAGCAGGTAGCGGGGCCGGATGCCCAGCGGCCTGCCGTTGGGCTTGGTCTGGGCCAGGAACGCGGCGTAAGCGGCGGACAGCGAATCGAAGGAGAGCGCCGTCGCCGCGCCGGTGGACAGGTTATTGTTGTCCGTCGAGAAGAACGGCGTGGTGCCGTCCGACATCAAGTTCGCCAGCCAGATCGTCCACAGGAGGTCGTTGATGGCCTCGCCCGCCCCGATGCTGAAGCGCCGGGGCAGGTCCGCGAAGGCGGACTGGTCGTCGTTGATGATCGCCTGACGGCCCAGGGTGAACATGAGCGCCTTGGTGTCGGCCTGGATCGTGTACTTCTGCTCGCCGACCGACCCGTGCTTGATCTCGCCGTCGGGCCCCAGGGGGAGGAACTTGAAGTCCTCGGTCAACCGCATCCGAATGTGCGGCTTGAAATCGTTGACCGGGCCGCGCCGGGTGATCGTCTGATAGCTCGTCTCGACGTACTGGTAGCCTTCCAGCAGGAGCTTGTTCATCAAGTTCGACAAGATGGTCGGCAGGCTCATCGTCGAAAACGCCGCGATGATCCACTCGTTGCTCCCCTCGTTGACCGGCAGCGGACGGCCTTCCATCTGCGCGGCCAGGCGAATGACCGCCTTGGGGCCAAGGCCGTGGCGGGAAAGCCGCATCGCGGCCTCGACCACCTGCTCGCCGTAATTCTTGTCCTTGACCAGGGCGTCGGGCTTGAAGCCGCCGCCGATGATGCCCGCCGCCTCTATCACCCGCTGGGTCAGGGGGACGCCGCCCGCGTGGATCGCCGTGGTTGTACCACTGGGCTTGTGGCCCGCGCGGAGCACGGCAAGCTCGGTCGCATCGACCGTCCAGCCCTCCTCGACCGCCTTTGCGAGGATTTCGGGATGGTTCGCGGCGTGTTTGCGCACCGCGTCGATGCGGCGAAGCTCGGCGCCCGTGTCCAGGCGCATCTTCTGCACCGGGTCGGGCGGCTGGGGCTTCTGGGCCTCCAGCGCCTTGGCAGCGTCATACTTGGCCTGAAAACTGGTCCGCTGCGGCTCGGTGAGCGTGGCGGCGTCCAGGCCGAATTCTGCGTTGATCCATTTCTCAAGATCGGTCATGGTGATTTCTCCTGCGGCCGAGGCCGCGATTCTTGCACTGGTAGTGGTGTCCGCACCGAGCGGAACAATGGCGACGTGGCCAAGCACCGTGGACCTGGCGACGTACACCGGACCTTTGACTTCCGCGCCGTTGACGACGGCGGATTTGCCATCGGCGATGAACTCGGCAGTATCGACCCCCGCGCCGATGGAACATTGCCACTGAAAACCGTTCTTGGCGTGCAACATCACCTGCTTGCAGGCGTCGGAGGCGTCCGCGCCCATGCCGGTGATCTCGCCCTCACAGGCGATCTTCCCCTGGACGATGGTGGTGCCGCCCGTCTGCCCCAACAGGTTGGCGACGGTCTCTTCATGCGTGGCGTAAACCGGGACCGAGCCGTTTGGGTTGGCACAGCGGACGCCCTGGCCATCGACGACAACCGGATATTTCCAACCGGCCACGGTCATCGGCCCGCCGTTGTAGGCGGCAAGGGCGAATTTCGGATTGCCGGGCTTCTGGCCGTCCTCCGCCGGCGCCTGCGCCTGGACGGTGAACGTGCCTTGCAGATTCAGCGGGCCGCTGATATTGGCGTTCTTGGGCATGGTCAGATATCCTCCCCGTCATCCGCGCTGGGGCGGTCGTCCTCGGTGTGCGCGGGCGTGGTGACTGCATCTTCGTCATCGGGGGCGGTCGGCTGCGCGGCGAGGGCGCCACCGCCGAAGAGCTTATTCACGAGCTTCTGGCGGTACTCATCCACCGTCAGGCCCAGCGCCGCCGCCTGGCTCTCGAACGCTTTGACGTGATCCTTGCCGACCTTTGCGAACTCGTCCGCGTAGGTGGTGGTCCCGGTTGAAAGCCGGGTCTGCTGGGCGTTGGCTTCCTTGGCGGGGTCAACATGCTCGTGCCCATCCCAATGCCAGGTGTGCGGCAGCGCCTTCATGGTGCGGACCTGGATCGGCAGCAACCCGGAAATCAAGATCGCCTCGGAGAGCCATGCGCTAAAAATCCTGTCCAGGACGACGGCCTCGCATTGGGCCTGCTCGATGCGGATTTGCTTGAAGTAGCTCTGGTGGTCCAAACGCCCCGATGCGTAGTTGTAACCGCTGGAATCGCCGGCTGCGACGTTGAACGGCATATTAAGGGACCGCGCAATCTCCGTGATGATTTCCCGCTTGAATTGCGGGTACGTGGTGGCCGGATGCTCCGGCTTGATCTGGCCCGCGTGCCAGCCCTCCGGCAGCGTGGTCATCATCCTCCGCTCCAGCGCCAGCACGTCCATCGGCTCGACCGAATCGGGCTCGACGTTGGCGTTGGCGTTGGTCTCCATGACAATCGCGTGATCGGCGGCGGTCTCCGCCGCGTCCAGCGTGGCCAGCGTGTATCTTCGCAGTTGTGCGAAGAGCGGCAGCGCGGGGAGGATTTCGGGAAGGCCGCGATGCTGGCCGGGGCGATCCACTCGGAACCAGTGGACCACGTTCGCGGCGTCCCACTTGTCGTACTCCCAGGGCAGGCCGATGTAACCGGAGGCATAGGCCCAATACCCCGGATGGACCCGCAGGACGTAATACTCGACCGGATTCCCGAACTCGTCGTACCGGATGCCGTCCACGCTGGGCACGAGCAAAAGGTTGATGTCCACGAACCGGACGCAATCGGCTTCCTTCAACATCACGTCCAGCTTGACCGGGTTCGGCAGATTCTCGTTGGTAATCAGGCAACCGAAGGCTTCCCCGTCCTGCTTCTTGGCCTTGACCATCGTGCGCAACTTGTCCGCCATGCCGGTGGCGCGGAACCAGGCGGCGAACGCGGCCTCGACCTGATCGTTCAACTTCTCGTCCGCCGTCGTGACCTGGAGGCGCGGGCCGGTCCCGATGATGTCGTTGGCGACCGTCTCGATCATGCCCCGCGCGTAGCTGTTGTTGTTGACCTCGTAGCGGCTGCGGTTGCGGAGGATGTACCGGATGTTCGGGTTCGCGGCGGCGTCGGCGGCAAGGCCGTCGGCCATCGCCCAATGCTTGCGGTTGTCGTCCGTGGTCTGGGCGGTATCGAACCGCGCCCGTACCTGGCCCCGCCGCGTGTGCTGTACGTCCGACAGGAGGCTCCCGTACATGGGGCCGGAGGCCACCTCCATCGCGTCCTCAAGCTCCGTCTCGCCCCGGCGCAAACGGTCCCGCTCGGGATTGGAAAGGTAAGCCTTCGGCCGGCGCGGACGCTCGTATGCCTTGGGTCGGAGCGGGCGCTGGTATTTTGGCCGGTCCAGACCCAGGAACCGCCGCAGGCCGCTCAGGAATTTGCCGGGCGCCTTTGCCATCAATACACGCTCCCCGGCGCAACGAGCTTCGTGCTGCGCACGCCCCTGTGTCGTTTGGCAACGCCTTGGTTCGCCGCCAGGTGGCGGTCGGCCTCGATCTGCTTGATGGGGTCTTGGGCGACGGCGCGATTGCCGTCAATTTCGACCAACGACGGGCCTTGTGCCGTCTGCTTGATCGTCTCGCTCAAATCGCCTTCCGCCATCGCTCGCTCCCAATCACCCAAAAGAAATAGGCCCGCCGAGTCGTT